ATTTGTCAATACATATAGCTACACGTAGCTACGCTATGGTAAAATATAAGAAAAAGAATAATCATGTCCGAAGAACAGAAAGATAATTACAAAAACATCCAGGATTACGAGACCTTTACAGCAAAAAACCCAAAGTCCTGGCTGGTCTACGAATCAACGTATTTCAAGTCGATCCAAGAGGCACGAGCCAACCTTAATCGCGCTCTCGGCACACAGCTTGAAGTCTTGGAAACAAAAAAAGAGCACAACGCAGCGATCAAAGAAGGTATCGACCGAGTGCATAAATATCTCCTTAAGTCAGCAAATGTGAAAACCAGTGATAGCTGGCGCAAGCTGCGTCGTTCCTTTGCTTATTACCTTCGTTCTAGCGGCCTGAAGCAACTTGCAGAAGACATCAACGGGATCACCAACCCCTGCCCTGTATTGTCCCGGACCAGGAAGCCAAAAAAGAAGAACCGAATGATCACGGTTACGCAGGACAAGTACGAAGAAATTCTCAGGAACCGACAGGATTCCGCAGACGATGTGTCAGTAACCATGATAAAGCTTGGCCGTGAATTGGGTATCCGTCCGTGCGAAGCTACAGGGATTGAAGTTCTTGATTTCGATGTACAGAAAATGACTATGTCAGTTTTTATTGAGGGGGCGAAAAAGACACTAAAAGGTCAGACTGACAAGTCGCTACAGCGCGGCATTGATCGAATACTGCACGTTCCGATTTCCAAAGATTTGATCGAGACAATAAAGTACTCACAGACCCTCGAACCAAAGGATATCAAGGCCTGCCAAGAGCGCATCCGCAGAGCGTCAAAGAAGCTTTGGCCAAACGATCAGCGCCGATTCTGCCTCTATTCTTTGCGCTACACGTTTGGATCAAACATGAAAAAACAGCATCTAAAGCGCCGTGACGGCGCACTGATTGTCGCTGCGGCAATGGGGCACAAGTGCACGTCCAGCATGTCAGAATATGGGAGCATTCAGTCCGGTGTGCGCACTCAACTCCCCGAACCTGACATAGAAACAATAAAGCAGGTAGTAGACGACAGAGCGGAAAAGTACGGTTTTGAGAAGGGCCATAAATTTAATCCGCGTGTAGTGCTAAAGCAAGAATCCGTGGATAAGAGAGACAAACAGCGTCAGCCTTCACGCAAAGACATCTCAGCCAGGCAGAGCCTCCATTACGCCACCGAACAGGCACGTCAAATCACTCAACGCACCGACCCACGCGCTGCATACGAAAAATTAAGGAAAGGCAAATGAAGCTCATAACAACTGCCCGGCTACAGGACCGGGCAACGACCACCAAGCTAACCAGCGTTCACATCCGGAATGAAACGCTTGAATGGATTGAGAACAATACTACTGGCAACAACCAAGCAACGATCAACTACCTCCTCATGCGCGGCATCGAGGCAGTTGAAAAAGAGGGTGATGGAGTCCTGGTTGACGACATCGCGGCTGTCTCAAGTCAGGTTTTTGGTGAGTGATTGGTGTACTGAAAGTGAGCATATTTGTCCCCTTTTGGTACACCTGTTCTGAAGTACATGCTTTGCGTTTGTAGTGCAATTTGAGTATTCTTGCCGCCTCTCAGTGAGCGCACGTCCCCGTAGCTCAGTAGGATAGAGCGAGCGCCTCCTAAGCGCTAGGCCGCAGGTTCGATTCCTGCCGGGGACACCATTTTTCCTGCCTTTTCCTGCCAATTATAGCGACATTATTAGAGTCTTTGGATTGTAAAAAACACTATAATTGCACTACACTGATTTTTAAGCACCTGCTTTTTATGTTATTTTAGTTATACTACTTCCCCCTCCAAAGGGGAAGGTAGCAGCTTCGACCTCTGCCGGGGGCACCATTTTTTACATTAAAAACATGAAGTTATAAGTTTTTCGCCAAAATATTTGTAAGTGCAAAAAGTTCGTAAGTGCAATGTAAGTGCAACCGGCCCACATTTTAACCGCTCGCATAGACTGCCCAACGGTTGCGCCACCTGCCCATTGGTGGGACTGTCAGGAGAGACTGGCACCTTTCCTGTTTAATCTATCCCGCTCTGGCTCAATCACTTTGAGCAATGGCCGTTGCCCGTCCATGACGCCTACAACGCCCACACCAGCAATAACAGCGCCCACCATATAAACACCAGGGCCAAGCCGGTTGTATTTGTCCAGGATCATGACGCGCCAGGATTCAATATCCAATAACACGCCTTTAGCGTCAGGCAAGCGACGAACCACACGCCGGTCAGTGATTCCCAGCCATAGGCTCTGCTCGATGCCGGTACGCGTTACAATGCCCACCTGATCGAATGTTGCCCGCTCGTCTAGGGTGGAGTACACCATGTTATGCCATCTGCGAAATTCCATATACCAATAATACTGTATAAAAATACAGTTAAAAATATTGACCTCTGATTCGGACATTAAAAAACCCTGCCGGAGCAGGGTTCTGTGAAATTCGGATTGTTAGCGGCAAATGTTGTCTCGGTGCCTCTCGGCGTCCCGTATTCGCTGGACGTAACGCTGTTCTTCGCTGATTGTGTAGCCCTGGCGCTTCAATGACTGCCAGCGCTCCTGCGCCCTTTGTAGCCGGTTCTCTGCCCCCTGGCAGATATAGTCAGGGCTTTCATCTCTGAGGTCTGACGCCTGCTGACTGTAGCGCCGAGCCCTGTTGTCAGACGCTTCCTGCGCCTTCCGGAGTTGCAGTTTCCGCTCCTGCCTTAAAATGTCCGATTCGTACTGACGTTCTGGCGCCATGCTGCCGGTTTTGCTTTCACGGATGGTTATCTGTTCCTGCTCACCGGGCGGTGGCTGGCTGCCAAAGTGGACGCTGCCGTTTGCGTCAGTCCATTTGTACACCTCACCAAAGGCGGGCGCCGCGATGAGGGTAAGCATTATCAGAATCAGGCGCATGAGGACCTCCTTGTTATGTGCCTTATTGAGGCTAGCACAACGAAGCGTGCTGTCACTCCCTTGAAATGGTGCGGCTACTGTTTGCGCTGACTGAGCGTCTAACCTTCAATATTAGCCAAGTAATCTTCCAGCGTTCGATCTAGCGTTTCCCCAGTTCTGGCGATGGCGTTTTGTGCTTTGACGCAATGGTGCTTGATTGATTCTATAACTCGGGTCTGTAGTTCAGGATGGCGGCGCTTGATGTTCAGTGGCAGGGTGTCGAGTTCTCCGGATGCTTCGCCTGCAATGCGTGACAGAACCAGCGTGATTATTTCCATCGGGGCGGTCTTGCCTTTGGATAGGTCGTTTTTGATTTCCTGCCCTTCTGCCTGGGCGCTTGTCAGTCTCAGGCGCTCCGCTTCAATGTCGCCATTGCTGCCTGAGAGATCAGCCTTTTCTAGTCGGTTCGCCAGAACAGATCCCACATCGTAATAGACCTGCTTTCCAATACGGGCCACCGGCTCAACTTCCCAGCGGGCGAAGGCGGAAACAGTCACGCCAACACTTTTGGCCATCTGTTGCTGGTTCAGCCAGTGCGGATAGGGCTTATTAATCATACAACCACCTGCCTATAGAATTTTCGTATGTAGCGAAACCTCGCGCCTCTGCGCACCCTCTAGGCCCCTCCCCTTCAGGAGTACCTTTTTTAGTGGGCGCGAACATCAGCCATCACAATTTGAGTTGCGATCCCTTGCAGTGCGTCCCGTTCAGCGTTTGTGATTTCGCCTTGCCATGCCATCAGTTCAGCCATCGCCATGATCATTATCTGATAGCAATGCAGGGCCTCGTCGCTTTCCGGGCTTTCCATGTGGGCAAGCGTTGAGCCAATCGGGTGATTCTGGAATCTGTGGAGTAATTCGGAGTGCTTCATGGTTTCCCCCTGGGGGTAGTCTGTCGGGGTGAAGGTGGCAGTTTTGTTAAGGGTGACTGCCAACACCCATCCCAAACCGTCAGCAGGTGAGATCACCACCTGCGACGAATGGCACATTTTCAGGACCATGTGCCAGGGTCCATACCTCTGCACGTCTCAGGAGGACAGCAGAGAGTATTCTCACGCCTTATGCTTGTCCGACTTTGACCAGCCCGCGATAGTCCACCGGCACGGCGGCGAACTCCAGGCGACACTTCACGGACAGACCGTCAATGTCCCAACCTTCGCGGGTTTCGTAGTGCGGGCGGGATGCACCGGCCAGGTAGGCGCGGGTGATTGTGTCCACCTGGGTAGGGCTGGCTGCCACGTACCAATCCGTTTCGCTAACCTCATCCAGACGCGAATCGACAACCAGAGTCAGGCCACGGATAAACGCGGGGTTCTCGGTGTCGTTCGCCTTCGACGGATCGACGGTCGATGCAATCAACTGTTCTGCGAGTGTTTCCAGGGAAGCCGGAACAATCAGGAAACGGGGCTGAAGGTTCAGCGGTGCCAAGCTGTTCAGACCTCGCTGCCTGCGCATCTGCGACCGAACATCGCCGAGGGCTGAGGCGGTCAGGCCTGAAGCGGTTGCAATGTTGTTGTGGTCGGCATGGAACAGCGCTTTGTTGTCGCTCAATTTCGGGTTACTGGTCAGCGCCAGGTAAACCAGATCCGCTTCCTTACGGCGGGCGGCCATGCCGAAAGCCTGCGGCAGTCGGGTGAATGCCTGAAGATCATCGTTGATCATGGCCTCATAGGTCATGCTGAAAATCTTGCCGAACTTTTCAATGTTGAAGCTCATGCCGCCATCGCTGAAGGTGCCTTGTTTGTATTCGGCGCCTTCTGCGATTTTGTCCAGGTCCGGGGCTTCACTGAGCTGCACCAGGCTTTGCTGCTTAAAGTCGGGAACCTCAGTCTCGCCGGTCCAGATCATGTGCGACTCTGACGATTCCATGTAAGCATCCCGGAGTGCCTTCCCGGCGGTGTTGTTCATCAGGTGGGTGAAATCACCTGTGCTGTGAGAAAACGCCTCGTTGAGGATTTGCTGCTTATTCATCAGCATGGTGCTTTTGCCGGTCAGGTTCAGAAAGCGCTCTGCCTGGGCGGCCAATGGAAGGTTAGCCAGTTCGCGGGCGCCATCTGTCGGATTCTTCACGGCGATATTGTTGCGCATCAGAATCGCGTCTGTGGCGTCTGCTTTGAATTGCTTGAGGTGGTCTTGCTGGTCCATAACGATTGCTCCGGAAGTCGAGGGTCTTTGGTCTTTGCCCAGTTCATTGAGCAAATGGGCGCGTACAGCATCAGGGGTGGTTTTACCCTGGGCCATAAGGCTCTGGGCGGTGACGTTTTCAAGCACTGTGCTGTCCTTCCAGAGGTCCAGCATGTTCTGAATCTCGTTGAGGTTATGGCGGG